ATGAACGAGACCCTCGTCCTGAGGTGGATAAGCAGATGAGCAGCTACCTTAAGAAGTATGCTGGGTACATCAGTAACAACATCATGGAAAAGAATTTCATGACGGGTTTAGCCAATGCGTTACTAGCTCTTGTAGACCCTGAGAAAGAAGGAGAAGACTTCCTAGAGCAATATGCCAACTTCATTATACCGGGTGCTTCAGCTACAGTGGCGCGTGCTATTGACCCCTACGACAGAGCTGCTGCCACCTTTGGAGAAAAGGTACAAGCTCGTATACCAGGCGTTCGTGAACAACTTCCTATTAAATACGGAAAACTAGGCGAACCTGCCCCTAAGAGTATGTCAGGTATTTTAACAGGTATTAAGATTGTTGAGCCAACCCCTATGTCTCAGGCTTTGACTGACTTAAACATAGAATTACCCGGCGTTGAAAGAAGCCTAGGTAATGTTGCTCTAAACTCAGAGAGACATGAGCGTCTAAAACAATTGACAGGGGAAAACTTACAGCCAGTCCTGGAGACGTTGTTAAGGAACAAGACTTTCCAGCAACAAGAAGAAGGGGTTAAGCAAGCTATTATACGAAAAGCCTCTAACAAAGCTGCTAGAGCAGCACGGCTTAAGTTTGCAGGGGAACTAAAGAGGACTGACCCTGTATTCGCTAGACAGTTTTTTAACGAGTATGTGATAAAAAGAGGCTTAGAATCTTACGTGCGTCCTGAATAAAGAAAGGCTCCTAATGGAGCCTTTTTGTTTATAGAGCGAAGAAGTCGCCTAGGTAGATAGTGAAGAATGGTATTTTAATCAACATCCCTATATAACCTACATAGCTTTCCTTTCCTTCTAAATCAACAATGACGTAACAGAGGGTCTCGTTATATTCAATATCAAGCCCTACTCCTAAACGGGTTTCGACTCTAATCATACTTCGCATACGCCTCCTGTACAAGCAAGCATCTGTGCTCCTTCTACGTTATCCTCCGTTTCAACAAGCGCCCAATCTATGTGAGTGGGGGTTTCCTTCCACAAGGCTTCGTATTGCTCTTTGCTACATTCTTCGTAAGGAGCTTGACGATAGCTCCCTCCATCGTAAGGAAGAAAAGAAACTCCGCTCATCTCATCAAAATGTTTCCACACAAAAGCGCCCACTTCCATCCATTCGTCTTCTTTAACAGAGATGGTGACAGAAGGCTTGTGCTCACACCAATGGCGTTGGTAGGTTAACCACAATTCTAAATGCTGAAGGGCTGATACGTGCTCTCGCAAGGTGGCTCCTTCTGGTGCTTTCTTCGGGAAAGTGAATACCACTGTCTGTTCTGGTTTAATAACACATGGCTCATGTTTTACCCCAGCTTGCACCAAGAGAGCTGTTAGAGGGTCTTTAACATCACTCCTCACTCGACGATAATAATACTCAGAATGACGAGGGTGAATCCCAGAAGCTGAGTCGGTGAGTTGACTCACTGTTCCGCTTGGTTTAACACATGTGATGGCAGCGCTGGGTGGAATGTTAAGGATTTCTGCCAATCCTTTATTCACCTTAATACACTCATCACGTAGTTCTTCTAGTAAAAGAGGAAGGCTGGTAGTTACATTGTTTAACAAGTTATTATCCATAATACCTGTCAATGACACCCCCAATAGTCGTTCTTCCTCTGTGTTCTTCTGCCAACTCTTACGTAAGTAAGGGAAGTGTGTTAAGGTGCTTTGAAACGTTCCTAAGAGAGTGGCCAGCCGCACCTTACGTAAGAGGGTTTCTTTCGTGTCGTCAGCCCGTACAACAATCTCTGACAGGTTACAAAACTGATGAGGGCGTAAGATGATTTCGCTGCAAGGGTTAGTGCCAAACTCATGGTTGCTATCTCTGCGTCCGTGCTTCTTCACAATGTTCACAGCAGCCTCACGGTTGAAGATACCTCGCTCACCNCTCTTGCTCTCGTATAAGCTGTTCCATTCAGCCATGAAAATACCCATGTCAGGGCGTTCAGTATAACAAGCAGAATTGTTAGCCAAGGAACGTTGACCATTCTTCTCCCACCAAGCTCCGCTCTTAGCTTGACGCATACGGTCGTCTGATAAATTACTCAGGCTAATCATAGCACTACGTCGCACGCCGCCCACTACAACAACCTCACCCACTTTACACATAATATCATGACATTCAAGGCTTGTCAGCTTACGTCCCTTGGCATTCTTGAAAGTGGCTTTCGTGAAGTTGAAGAGGTCGACAAGAGGCTCTGCTCCTGAGGCACGTCCCCCAAACACCTTCAGGCGTGCGCCCTTAGGACGTACCTTTGAAACGTCAAACTTAGGGATTTCCCCCGCGTATAAAAGAGCTATGAGCTGACGGAAAGCCTTAGCCCACCCTTCTTTACTATCAGGCCACTACAACGGTGGTCTCGCTCTCATATAGCTCATCAGGTACGTCAGGGAGTTTTGAGACATACTGACGCTCAACAGAGAAGCCAACTCCTGTCCCACAAAGAAGAATATACATTGCCTCATCAAAGCTCTTAACATCATCTACAGGCATATAAGCACAGTTGTACCCAGCTGTGTTGTCTCGTTTCAAGGCTTTACCCGCTGTCATTACGCTACGCATCGAAGGCATAACCTCCATATTAAAGATGGCTTCGTGTAGTTCTTTATAAAGAGACTCATCTAGCACATAGGCGTTGGTCTCTTCTAAATGTTTCGTCATAAAAGTGAGGTAGCGTGAAACTGTTTCCTCCCATTCTTCACGGCGTTTATCACTCTCCAAGTAACGAGCATAGCGACTCTTGGCTATATACTCCTCATAACTACCCATATATTCACTCATTTAACGTTCCTTCTAAAGTTTCTATTCTATCTTCTAATTTATCTAAAAACCTGTCTACAAGCTCGTCCTCTGTTATATCTAACAACTCAAGGATTGTTAAACAATCTTGCCGCCTTAGCAGGTCTGCTACATCATAAATTGTTAGTGCCATAACGTTCTTTCAAATAAGGGAGACTAACAGGCAGCTCATCGAAACTACCATCAACCACTTCATTCAGCATCCATATACCCGCCCAGGAGCCGTTGGTCTGAGGGGTTAGATAGCTCTCGTCATGTTGATAACAAATACCAGCAAACAAGCCAGTCATACGCTTCCCGTCTGCTCTACGAGAGTAGGCAATGCCCCTGTCTTGAACGTGCCCCATGATACAGCTCATGTGTTTCTTCGTGAGAAGAAGGGCTGGACTCGACACAGCACGTCCCATAACGCCAGAGGTAAAGTAATGGCAATAAGCAATCCCGTTAATGACAACAGGCTGAAGAAAATTAACCACTTCAAACCCGTACTCAGCCAGCTTGAAATCGTTGTAACCAATGAGTCCATCCAGCTTTCTATCGCTCTCAATTGCCCTTTGTATACGTTCTTCATGGTTTCCTACTAAAAAGACAAGACGAGGTTTCCACGGCTTCTTCTTGTTCTGTTTAAGCCGCTTCTGTTCTTCTTGAATTGGTTGAAGAAGGGCTTGCATACCTTGATGACCTGCTTGTATGTCAGCTTGGTACGTGCGCCCTTCAAAGCTCTTTTTACCTACATCATAAACAGAGAGACTAGGCATATCCCAATGGTCGCCCAAATGGATAATAACCTCTGGCTTCTTCTCCGCCGCATACTCACCTACCCACCTAAGGTGTTCAAACGAGTTACCTGGTTTACATTGTGTATCAGGGATTACAAGGTGTCTCATATTGTTCTCCTCCACTTAGTTCTTCTTCTATCTCTTCCATTTTAACCCTCACACGGTCCGAGATGTCATAGCCATAAACAGCATTCAAGAAAGTGGAGAAAGATATTAAAACTTCCATCCAAGTAGCTGAAGCATCGAAAGAAGCATACTGTGTGAGAATTACATCAGGCTCGCTACTAAACCCATCAAGGTAGCCTTTCCGCTCCAGATGGTAAAGATATTCCATTTTACCTTCTTTCATGTTAGAAACTCCTTGATGATGAATGGGTTTTGAAACACATCCTTAATGGCTAGCGTGGTGCTACGTTTAACGCAAGCCTCAACACGAGCAGCTGCGTCAGCGGGTAAAACCCTATCTCCCTCTTTGTCTAAAATCACCTGAGCACATTCCTCAGCAGAACGAGCCACCACACATTGTAAGCCTCCATATTCGCTTGCTGGAAAGGTTTTCCAAAACCTCACCATGTACAGCGACCAATCGTCAGTTTGTTTTTTTACCATGTCCTCTCTCTTTCTTTTCTTGTTGTGTCTTTATTTTATGACACTCCTTACATAACACTTGCAGGTTTTCTTTCTCACAGAAAAGCCTGTTTATAAACACATCCCAATTCTCGAAGCCAGTAACAGGACAGACAACAGGGTTTATATGGTCAACCTGTACCTCCTTTGCTGGGAAAACTTCTTTACAATGATTACACCTGTAGTGCTTGGCTAATTTGTTTGTTGTTTTATTAACCCTCCGCCCAACCTCTGCTTCGATGAGTGCTTTATATTTAGGCTCCCATCTACGAGTTGCTGTACGTAGGGCGGCTACAACAAACCCTCTAAACCGAGCAGCTGTCCATTCCCCCTCATTAAAAAGCTCTCGTTTTGTACCACTGGTTGAGCAGGTTTCCGAAACATTCAACTTCTTCTTCATTGTGGTTAGTCTCTCCCTTCGTAAACTTAATTGCATGAACCAACTCATGGAAGAAGGTGCTTTGAATAGCCTGCTCGTTCATTCCTTCACGCAGCAAGATTTCGTAAGTACCTGGGTTGCATACACCAAACTCTGGTAACTCCTTTGCGAAGATTACCCGCCACTCGTTGCCGGCAAGGTGGAAAGTGGAGCACACCACACTTGGTTGATTTGTCTTCTTAGCCATAATAGTTGTCCATTCTCTTTAGTTCTTTCTTCGCCCAGAGCCGCCAAGCACACTGCATACATCTCTTGCTCTGTTGTCGATTTTGCAAGCATCTTCTCTGCTCTCTTCTCCCCTACTCCCTTGATGCCCACAACGTTGTCTATGTTGTCCCCCATCAGTATTTGCTTGTAGAAGAAGCGGAGTCCTTCCTCTTCTGATACATAATACTTGTTTTGTTTCACAAAATTGTAGTGCCATCCTGCTACCTGATTAAAATCTTTATCAACAGAAACTATAACACAACTGTCGCCTAACTCAGTTGCTCGAATAGCTATCAAGTCATCAGCTTCTTCCCCTTCACTTACCCGCGCTGCCCATAAATCACCTAGGTGTTGACGAAGAGCTGGTAAGTGTGTTGGTTTAGCTTTTTTCCTGTTACCTTTGTAAGGAGCTGTGACAGCCACCTCATTACGGAAGTTTCCTTTCCCTGTTAGAAACACCTCACAAGCCCCTACCTGAAGAGTCTTGAATAAGATGTCTTCTAGGTAGGTTGTAAGGGTCTGTATTGCGAAAGAAACATCTTCATGCTGACAAGCAAAGCCTATGCGATAACACAACACATCCCCATCAACGAGAGCTATGCTCACAAGACAATATCCTCTTCTACTGGAGCTGGTTCTGTATAAGAAACAAGTTCCTTAATAATGAGAGCTGGGATAGAAGCGCTGTGTACGATGGAAACACCATACCCATGTTTATCAGACATACGGTGTAGGAAACTACTAAGGGTGCAAGAAGCAACTGTTCCATTACCTATAGCAGAAGCGTCCACTTCTTTACCTTCACTGTCTACAGCCTTAATCTTAAAACTTGTCTTAGCCACAATATAGTGCCCTCGACCATACTCATCGCCTGCACGTTCTTTCACCTTAATGTTTAATTCTGTAGTGAGTCGTTTAACCGTTAAATCATCCAACCCTCCTATACAAATTTCATACTTAGTATTATCAGGGTTAAACTGAGTATTAGGCTCAGTCATGTGTTTAGCCCAAAATAACTTACCTACTACTTTTACTGTTTTCATTTCTTTCTCCTTCTATAAGGCTATTATTATAGCACACTTGTTTATGTTTGTCAACCTTAGTGGGTTTCTTTCCAATTATTTCCCACTTTATATTCACCAGAAAGAGGACATCGTAGCTTAAATACAACACCCGCCTCTGTTATCGCCTCAACTGCTAATCTACCTACCAATTCTCCTTTGTCTTTAGTTGTTTCAATTTGCCACTCATCATGCACGTTTGCACATACCCCATACACCACCTTCTGTTTACGTAGCTTGCTCTCCAATATAACCAAGGCTTGTTTCATAACTACAGCCCCTGCCCCTTGGAGCAAACTATTCAAAGCAGCGTGCTGGCTTCGTACCCTGATACGTCTACCGTCTAAACCAGGAAGCCACCCTTTCGCCGCCTGCACTGCCACCTTGTCCTTCAAGGCTTTCAACTTAGGCGTAGCTTTCAGAAAGCGAGTCATTAAGATGTTACCCTCTTTAGCTCCTCCTCCTATAATAGACCCTATTTTAGGCGCTCCTGCTCCATATAGAAAGGCATAGATGAACGTCTTAGCTGCATCCCTACTAGGTAGCCCTGCTGCTTTCTGGTTCTTTGTGTGTACGTCTGTTCCATCTTTACTACTCCCGTTGATAACCGTGTCCACATATGCTTCATCCCTCATGTAATGAGCAAGCATACGTAACTCCAAGCCGCTTGCGTCAGCCCCCACCAGCACGTTACCTTCTTCCACCTGCCACACTTCCCTGCATTCTTCACCATAAGGGCTTCCACTATTAGGCACTTGCGCCATATTAGGAGAGCTATGCGTCATTCTCCCTGTTACAGCACCGTTAGTAATAACCTTTCCATGTACTCTACCGTCCTGTACCTCTTCTAGCCAACTCTGTATCTGTGCCACTCTTTTTTGTAACGTAAGAAACGTACCAAGTAAAGCAGCCTCAGGCATTTCAATCTCTCCTAACACCTTCTCATCTATAACTATCTGTCCTTTCTCTGTCTTCTTTGTGAAGGTGGCTCCAATGCGTTGAAGCCTCTCTGCTATTTGTTGACGAGAGCCTGGGTTGAAAGGTGTTATAATGTCAGCAAGAGGTTTTCCAGAAGTTTTATGTTTACGTCCTGTAGTTATGTCAGGAGGGAAGGTGTGTTGCAGACGCTCCTCAATCTCTACCATCTTACCTTGTAAAGAAGCCATCAATTCCTGTGTTTTCTTAATGTTAAGTTTGAACCCATGTTCTTCCTGTTTCTTAACAAGAGCCGCCACCGTGTGTTCTAGTTCTATACTTTGCTCAGAGAATGCCTCCTTGTTTAGCACATTGGTTAAATACTTATCCACTAGGACAAGCACCTCTACATCCCGCTGACAATATGTATAAAGTAAAGGGATGTCTGGCTCGTCAAAACATGAGCCTGTTAACCCTAAAGCCTTGTACGCTTCTTCATAATCTATCTTCTCCTTACCAACCCTACGTCCCCACGCAGACAATGCGTGTCCTCCTTCTACAGAAGGGTCGTATAAACGAGAAAGAATCAAAGTATCCCTAGCCTTCTTCAAAGGAATTGAAACTCCCCAACACTTACGTAACACAGGGGCATCAAAGCCTATAAGACCATGACCTACCACCCGTTCAGCTTCGGCCACCAAAGGTAAGAGGGTGGAAGGCTCTGTATGACACACGTAGTCTCCTCCTTCGTACCAGGTAAAGCAGCACCAAATATGGTTGTGTGCTGTGTTGGTTTCAATATCTAGGTAGAGGAACAAGGTCAGCCTCCTTAAGCTGCTGGGCAACAAGTGTTGCGTACCCTGCAACATCGTGCCATGAATCGTCATAGAAAGGGTCGCCATTAACAATTCTAGCTAGTTTGTTGCATAGCATGTCAAGACTCTCCTGCATGAAAGGCTCTAGCTTATCAGCATTCCTACCGCTTTTTAGACACTCCTTCAATGCTTGCGACGTTGTTGCCACATCGTTGAAGAACCCATACCTTGTTCCTCTTTGTGTTAATGTTTCTTCAATATCCATACTATCCCTTTATAACGTTCGTCCAAGCCGCAAAGTGGTAGAGGTTGCCAGCCGCATCAAAGCAACGACTATAAGCACCATCAATCTTCTCAAGTACAAACACCTCCTTATCGTCCGCATCGAGTTTGAATTTATCCCCTTTGTTAAGGGTGTATAGTTCCTTCATGTCCCTAATATCAACTTCACTTATCATCACATTCTCCTCCATCGTTAATAATACCCTCTGCCACCAAGTAGGCAATGAAATCATCCACAGTATGTATGTTGTAAGAGACA